GATTGCCTGTGCCAACTGAAACAAGTGCATCAACTGATCCGGCCCGCACTGCATCAGCACCTTGTCGGCATCATGGTCTTTCATGCCACCGCCGACCAAGCCAAGCGCGACAATGTCTCTCACCTCTTTGCTGCTCGGCTTCTTGCCGCGCCCGAACACGCCTTCCCAGAAATCAAAGATGCCACGATGCTTGTCCTCGAACCGCTCGATTTCGCGATTGCGCAGAACAAAAGCATAAGAGGTGCCGTTGATATACTCAACGACACCTCCACGCGGCGCTTCAGCCGTGATCGTCATTATGCAGCCGGATCGAACGTGACTGCACCAGTGCTTTCCAGCGACAGCGAGTAGGTCACGCCGCCTTCGGTCTCACCGCCGAACTCAAGCGAGGTGATGCGGAACGCACCAGCATAAGTGCCAAAGTCAGGCACAATGATCTGGAAATTTGCCTTGCTGTCAGCAGCCATTGCAACAGTATTCATTCGGGCTTCGGTGACGCTATCCTCAAAGAAGCCGTCGCCAGTAACCGACACATTTTTCAGACCAGCCAGAGTTTCAGTCCACAAAGCGTTTGTCGGTGTGGTGCAGTCGGGCGTTGTCACGTCGATTGCCGAATTGTTGATAGTCAGCGACTTGCTGTTCAAGCCGCAGAGGTTTGCAAATTCTTCGCTTGCATCGCCGTCGCCGATTTTCACGAGCAGGGCGCGTCCGAGTTGTTTAGCCATGATCGGCCTCCATTAAGTGCGCTTGCCACGGCGCGGGAGTTTAGGCGGGTTCCTCAAGCATAGCCTGAAGCGCGATGACAGCCGTATAGCCACGGCCCTCACCATCTCTTGTAACCGAATAGGTCTGAAATATCAATTCAACCAGCGTGTGTCCGGTAACTGTGACGCTTGCCTCTTGACGATGCAGCGCCTCCTTGACGGCCTCCACCATCCGCACAGCTTCCACGCGGCCAGACGCGCTGCGGGAGTGTGCCTCAATCGCGATGCCGGCAAGCGAGCCTTCGATTGTATCAGTGTCGAACGCGCTCGGATCAATGTCGCCAAAGCGCATGTAGGGAAACGTCACGTTCTGCGGCGGCTCGTCGTAGATGCGCGTGCCGACCAGCGCGGTGACGCCAGCGTTTGCTGCAAGCGCCGCGCGGATGCCCTTCTGCAAGGCGAGTGCAAAGCCATCAGCCATTCGTCACCCTCCTTGCGGCCTTCCTGATAGCCGCGCGGATGCTGTTTCTAAACCTCTTGCCCAGATGCTTTTGCATGATGCGCATATAAGGCGCAGGCGATGTCGTGCCTCGCTCGCCTTTTGTGCGGCCAAACTCAACCGCTCTGGCTTTAATCTGCGCTTCTTTGGTTGGCGGTGCGGCTTCAACCGATCCACGAAAGCCATTCTCCGTATCGTATTTTGTGAAAATCCACGCCTTCAACTGCCCCTTGTCAACAGGCACAAGTTTGCGCGCCAATCGCGCGCCAGCCTCAGTGTTGCGCCGGATCGCTTTTTCAACGTCCTTGCGTATCTCGTCAGGCAGTTCGCCCAACTGCCGCCGAAGCCGCCTGTCCCCGCTAACCCTCATGCGGCCACCCCGCGCTGCAACTGGAACTCAAGCACGGTTCCTTTTGCGTCCACTTGGATCACATCCTTGATCGCCCAGGTATTGCCACGAATAACCACCCGGTCAGCCGCCGTGATGGTCTCGGTCACGCTGTCCTTGCGAACGCGCATCGTGGCAGGCCCGACATCTGACAGCGCACCACCTTGGATCGCTTCCTTGCCCGTGCGCTCGCGCATGTCAGCAAATCGCGTGGCAAGGTTTGACCAGCCCGTATAGACGTTGCCATAAGCATCAACAGCGCCTTCGCTAAGGCGCTGGAACACGGCACGCTCACGATAGAGGCCAGCCTTAACCATACCAAGCCCTGCGGTGCATATCGATCAGCATGTCGAAACCGTAGGGGATGTTCGACAGCTCATCCATCATGGTGTTTTCGCGGTTGTCATACCAATGGCCGATCAGAAGCATCATCGCGTGACGCAAGGTCTCCGGCACATCCGCCGCCGTTGCTCCGTAGCCAGCCGTGTATTCGATGCAGATCGCGTCGGACCGATCCTGCGTGACGGGCCAGTTGAAGCCGTCCTTGGGGCCGATCTGCGTGGCAAAGCTGGTGCCGGTGATCTCGTAGTTGCTAAGAGTGTCGGTTTGAAGAACGCCAGCTTCGTCATAGAACTTAACGGCAGTCACAGCGATCAGCGGACCCATCGCAAGGCGCACGCTCTGCGGCGGGACGCTGTGAACCCACTGGCCCCACTTCTGCGTAATCATGGCGTGACCTAGAGCGCCCATTGCGTCTGTATAAGCAGTCGCAACCTTAATGAGCCGAGTTATCAGCACATCGTCATCGGGATGCTCAACGCGCAACTGCGCCTTCACCTCGGCCAGCAAGACCGGGGTGCTAGTAGGAGCCTCAAGCAGTTGCAAAGCGTCAAAGCTGGCGAGAGGCTCATACATCGTTATTCGCTTTCTTCGTCCTTAACAGCCTTTCGGGTCACAGGCTTGGCAACAGCGCGCTCAACCTTTGCAACCTCAACAGGCTCGGCAATGCCAGCCGCGATGAAACGAACTGCTTCGGCCTCGTTGCAGTCAATGATGTCGCCAGCATTGTGAGAAAAGTCGATGCCAGCCATCGAAGTGAGAAGTTTAACCTTAGGCATAATTGCCTCCTTTGAAGATCAACTTAGGAAGTGGGGCGAGATAACCCGCCCCACCAAGAAGTTGACCTTACGAATCGGCAAGCGCGAGGTGCTTGATCGCTGCGGTGTTGGTCAGGACGCCATCGAAGCGGATGTAGCCCAAGATGCCGAAGTCGGGCGCAAAGCGCTCGCGTGCAACGTAAAGCGACGGAGCGCCAACCTTGCGAACGTAGAACTTCGACATATCGCCAAACAGCATGACCTTGGACTCTGCGCCAGAGCCGACATTCTTCATCGCTTGGTTGACCACAACATTGTAGCCAAGCAGGTTCTGGGGGATGCCCGCCTGATAGTTGCCCATCTGCCAGAGGTAGTTGCCGTCGCCGTCCTTCAACTTGCGCACAGCGGCCAAGGTGGCGTCAGCCATCATGATCGCGGTGTTGGGCGAGTTGCGGTAGGCAGGATCAACCGAGTGGATCAGGTCGATGATCTCGTCAGCAGTGATTTCGTCGGTTGCGTCTGCAACCTTGCCGACTGCCGAGTTGGTCACGATACCTTCAACCTCCGAACCACCCGCACCGACGGTCAGCTTGCTGTTGGCGATACGGCCAAGGCGCTCACCAAGCAACTCACCAAGCAGGCTCTCCATGTTGAGAACGCTGTCTGCGTTGAGTTCTGCCGACCAGCGGATCCACTCGCTGTCGAACGCGAACGCGCCGAGCGACTTCTGGGCGAAGGTGACATCCCTGCCGCCATCATCGGTAGGTTGGGTGCCTTCGGTGTGGTTCACAGCAGAAACCGCAGTATCGTCAACAGTTGGGATGTTGAACGGGTTGCCAGCGGTCGTGTTGATGACGGTGAAGAACTGGTTGCCATACATCGGGCCAGTTGCAATCATCGCCTTCTCGATGAAGGTCGCCAATTCGGTCGGGACAGTGAAGCCACCAGCCGAGTTGGTGCCGCCAGTCTGAACGCGGTATTCCTTCAGAACACTGCGAACTTCCTGATCGACGTAGCCTTCGCCACCCGCAGCGATCATCTCAGCGAACGCAGCGCGGTAGTCCATCTTGAAGCCTTCATCGACAGCGCGGGCCGAGCCAGCTTCGCCCATCGGGCGGCGGGACAGGTCCACACCTTCGCCTGCGCGAAGTGCTGCTTCTGCACGCTCAAGACGCTCAACCTTTGCGGCCAGCTTGTCGTGGTCAGCCATCATGGCATCGAACTCGCGCTCGATCTCAGCAGCGCGGTCCTCGGGCGTTTTGTCGGTCACTTCCGACAGCTTTGCGCGGGCCTCGGTGGCGATGTTCGCCATCTTCTCCCGCAGGTCTTTAATTTCAGCCATCTCGGGCCTCCATCTAAGGGAACTGGTCTGTCATCACGACGATCAGTCCAAGCGCTTGCCCAAGGCGCGGACAGGGCGGTAACAGCGGGAGCCGCTGCTATGCTTTCAAGCGACCTTTCATGCGAAGGCGGCGAGCCGCTTGGCTTTTCTTCTGCGCTGCTCGGTATTGCTCAAGCGAACGCAATCCGATCTCGGTGCCATCGTATGCCGGGGTGGTGACGATAGCCACATCGTGCAGTTGAACGTCTTGGATGATGCGCTTCGGCATTTCGCCGCTGTCATCCCAAACCTGACGAGTTGGAATAAATGAGAAAGACATCTTGTCCAGATCGCCGCGCTTCATTTTGGGAACAATGGCGCGCACATGTGGATCGCTTCCATCCAGTTCGGTTTCAATGTAAAGGCCGTGTGCGCGCCAGCGGCAGGCCAGCGTGGTTGACCAAAAATACCACATCGTCGCCGCGCTCAAGCGCAGACGTAAACGCGCCAGCCTCAATCACCTCGGTGAAGTATCCACCGATGTTGGTCTCCTGACCAAACACGGCAGCATAGCCAGCGACCTTGATCGGGCCATCATCTTCCTGACGGATTTCGACAGGTTCACCAATTGCGCGGATTTCAGCGTTTGCCATCTTGGCCTCCAAAATATGTGGCCATGATACCACACAAACACATATAGCGTCCATCCTTACTCATCCGCGACATCTTCTGCGAATTGCCCAGAAATGGGAACAGTCGCGCCTTGGATCATCAGGCTGTCGCCCTCTGGCATCGGCATCATGTTTTCAATCTCGCGCACCTCGTTGGGCGTGCGGATGCCGTTCTGGATCGTCGCGGCGTGCGCTTCCATGCGGGTCTTGAAGTCGCCGCGCAGAAGCCCGTCTACGTTAAACTCAACATACTGCCGCGATCCGCGCGGGAATAGCTTTAGGTTCAATTCCTGCTCAAACTGCTCGATCCACCGCTTGAGCGTGTGCTTTACGAAGTGCAGGTCTTGCTGCTCGGTGTTGCTGTAAGTGCCGTTGGTCAAGTCTTGCAGGAACACAGGCGGCAGGCTGTAGATGCGCGCGATCTGCTCAATGCTGAAGCGCTGCAATTCGATCAACTGCATCTGCTCTGGATTAAAGCCGACAGGCTTCAATTCATGCCCCATCGGGATCGCCATGACCGGCTTGCCCTCGCGCGCCAGCTTCATCGTGGTATTCGCCACATCGGTAGAAGCGCGCTGCGCCGCAGCGCCAGATTGAAACGGGCCTTGAAGCGTCATCGGCGGGATGCCGCCAGACTGAAAAGCTTTAGAGCCATACTTGGTCGCCGCGATGGCAAGACCGATGGCGTCCTTGTTCGTCATGATCGGGCCGCGAATATCAAGCTGGTTCGCCTTGAGCATGAACGAGATGTCGATGACCTCGCTCGCCTGATACTTTTGGCCCTTGTAGGTGTAGACCTTGATTAGCTTGCGATCATCAAGAACGTGATCGACCCGCGTGTGGTGCGGATCAAGCGGCCAGATGTTGACGATGTTCCCGTTCTGGCTGCGCTCAATGTAGCTGACGCAGCGACCGCCAGTCAAAACCTGATCGAACAGATACTTGCGCCATTCGAACGACGACATTTCATCGTTTGCGACATCGTGCAAGATGCCAGCAAGCGGGCCTGTCTCAATGCGCTGCCGACCTTCGCGGGTCTTGCGGTAGACATGCAAGGGAAGACCAGCGAGAGTGCCGCTGATGAAATTGACTGCAGCCCAGACGGCAGGAACGCCGAGCGCATTGTCAATGGTGACGTTGATGCCCGACTCGGACATGCCGCCGCCCCAGCCCATCACTTGCAGAAAGTCCTCCGCAGAAACGGGCGCTGTGGGGTTTTCAAGGTTGCGAGCCTCCGGCTTACGGAAGCGGTCAAAGATGCCCATCAGGTAAGGTCCACGCGCATGGTTTGGCTGTAGTATAGCCTAAACCTATGCGCGTGGAAAGAGCGAGCCTTAACCGCCTCGCCATGCCTCGCCTAGCCGCGCCT